CGAAAACCACTAAACGGAGTTGACCACTCCTGCGTCTCCCATTCACCCCATGGACTATCCTTATCAAGAGTCTGCCGCATCCATGTGATATCTAAATTGCGCGAGCAATTTGACCGCAGCGAATACTCATAGACCATCTCGGCCTCTGCATCCTCACCGTTAGATGAAGTTCCAATGAAAAGTCTTACTGAATCGGTCATATTACATACCTCTCTTGCGGAAAAACATACCAGTGCGCCCCATGAAACCCTTGGGCATCGTGGAATATGCGCGAACATTACCACTCATTTTACCATCATACTCGAAGCCGTTAGCCGCAAAAACACCAATCCAATAATCGATTGATCGACAATTCACATGATGGTGACCGGGCCACCCCGGAGGCGCTGCGGTGCATATAGCATAATTGCACAGACGAAAGCTATGCATGAAGTTATCGAGATATTTCTCCTCGACATGCTCAAGAAATTCGACAGACCATGCTAGATCAAATTGAGTTGTCGGTAATTGTGATAAGCTTACAGGACCAATAGTATAGTCATGAATTGTGATATGATTGGTCTTGCGCTCTACATACGGATCACCATCAATACCCCATGATTGAATATTAAGACTCTTGGCCAGCTCGATCATACCACCAGGCCCACAGCCGATATCAAGCATCGACTTGATACCAAAATTATCTCTAATTATCAGCAGCGCGCCAGGATCAAGATGAGTGCGATTTAGATGTCCGCCCAGATGTGCCGGTGTTACTTTCTCGGCGTCCAGCGATGATGTGGCTTGGTTTTCTAAACCACTTTCCGTTGATGTTTGCATTGATATATTCATCCTTTTCTAACACGTCACGTCGAAATTGTTCTCTGACCTCAGAGTAATTTACATCACCTTTGGTGGAATGTACAGATAAAATTTGGCGGTGAAACCTATCTTGCCCAAATTCTTTTACCAAAGCTTTAATCTCATCACCAGAACCATAGTATGTTTTCCAATCACTTTCTTCGCGCTTGCGCTTTGTCGCATCTTTCTTTTTTCGCATTGACCAGAAATACTTTCGGCCCACATATTTCTTATCTGTTATTTTGTCGGTAATGAGATAAACAAACCCGTAGGATTTGCCGATATCACCGCTTGTAAACGGAACACCGTCAAATTCCCACGGGTTGTCATAATCTAATATCATAGACGATCTCCCTTAATCGTCTATGTATTCCTCATCTTCATCCTCGTCGTCATCATCTAGATCAAGATGCTCGCCGCAGAATGGACAATACTCTGGTGTATAAGAAACACCATCTTGATCGCTAGAATAGATTAGAATAAATTCAGCATCACATGATGGGCATGTGATTTCATCTTCTTCCTCGTAATCAAGCTGCGCGGACTTTAGTCGCTTCTCCATTTGAGTATGCCTCCTCCCAAGTGCCAGTGAGACCTGCAACCTCATATTCGGTCACGCGGTTCTCAAAGAAGTTGGTGTGATCAGCACCATTAAGCACCCATTCGAGCCAGGGCAGAGGATTGTCCTTCACCTTGAAGTTAGGCTTAAGACCCAGCTGTAAGAGGCGCCTGTCCGTTATATAGCGAATATAAGACTTTACCTCATCAGCTGTCAGACCATTGACTTCACCCATTGCATATGCAAGATCAACAAACTTGTCCTCAAGACGAACGGCCTGTCTGGCCATCTCATAAATCTGCTGCTTAAAGTCATCATTGACAATTCGCGGATGCTCGGCGCAATACGTTCTAAAGAGAAGCGCATTTCCTTCGACGTGAATACTTTCATCACGAATTGACCACTCGACAACCTTACCCATACCCTTCATCTTACCAAATCGCTGGAAGTTCAGAAGCATGACGAAAGATGCGAATAGAGCAACACCTTCATTGAATACCGACTTGGCCAATGCGAGACCCAGACCACTCTTGGTGCTGGTATCTGCTTCGGTCATAAAGTCAATCTTGTCGGCCATCTCTTTGTATTCCATGAAGGCCAGATAGACATCATCAGGTAGACCCAGCGTATCATTCAAAAGTGCATAAGCACGCTGGTGTACGCCTTCACGTGCGGCGAAAGAGCCGAGCATGTTTCGCACTTCATTATTCTTAAAGTAGGGCACGAACAAGTCATAATAGTTTTTACCGACGGCAACATCGGATTGGGTAAAGAGTCGCAAGATTTGGGTGACGAATTCCTTATCCGACCCCGCCATCTTTCCAGACTTCCAATCGGTGACATCTTCTCCAAGGTCAATTTCATCCTCGATCCAGTGCGCTTTTTCATGGCGCTGTGTAATCTCAACTGCCCAAGGATACTGGAAGGGTTTATATACCTTGGAGAATTCCAAGAGCCCACCGCGCTCCTTGACAAGCAGCTTATCGCCTTGCGCCAGCAGTTCAGTATATCCACCGATACGCTTACCATCGATGAAAATCTGCGGCACAGTATTTACCTTGTGCTGCTGATAGAATGCATACCGAATCTCCTCATTATCCATGCGATCTTCGGTATATGTGAGACCTCTGGCCGTCAGCCATTCCTTTGCCTTTTCGCAAAATGGGCAGCCAGTCTTAGATACAATGCGAATATCCATAGTCTTTATCCCTGACATGCAACGCACTCCTCTTGTGACTTATCTTGTGTCTCACTAATATCAATCAACTTATTACGCTCAACCTTTTTAGAAACATTCTCTGCGCGGTTAGATGATTCTGTACGCAAATAGTATAGACCCTTACATCCAAACTTCCATGCTGCAAAGTGAACCTTATGCATCAATGCGCGAGACTCACCAGCAGGGAAAAATAGATTGAGTGACTGGCCCTGGCAGATATACTTCTGACGATCTGCGGCCTGTTCAACAAGTTCCATCTGATCAATTTCAATAGCGGTGGCAAAAATACGCTTTTGATATGCGCTCAGGAAGTCCAGATGTTGAATGGAACCGCCATTAGTGATAATACTTGACCAGACCTCATCCGTATCTTTACCGAGCATGGTGAGCAATTGCTTAAGGTATTCATTTTTGACCAGGTGAGAGCCAGCGCGAGTGCGATGAGTAAAAGCATTTGCCTTCCAAGGTTCGATTGAGGGTGAGCACCCATGAACAATTGAGCTGTTTGCATTGGGTGCAATTGCAATCAGATGTGCATTACGCATTCCCGTGCCAACCATATCGGGCGCTTCACCACGCTCGGTAGCAAGAGAGCGAGACTCAGCGATAGCCTTCTCCTGAATATCTGCGAATATTTCTCGATTGATTTCCCGAGCTTCCGGGCTTCCAAATGGTACTCCACGCTGCTGATAATATGAATGCAGCCCCATCGCGCCAAGACCGAGCGACCTCTCGCGTTGCGCCGAGAAACGCGCGCGCGAAATCTCGTCCCCCGCATTCTTGATAAACACGTTCAGAACATTGTCCAGCATCCGAATCATGTCTCTGACGATATTGGAGTTCTTCCACTCGTCGTACTTCTCTAGGTTTAATGAAGATAGGCAACATACAGCGGTTCTTTCCTCGCTAGTTGGTAGATGAATCTCATTGCAAAGATTAGATCCATGAATTTTGAGACCAAGATCCTTGAGAGGCTGCGGCAGACTTGCATTTGCAGTATCAATAAAGTTTAGATAGGGCTCACCTGTGCGATAGCGCACCTCAAGAATGGTTTCCCATAGCTTTCGGGCCCGCATAGTTTCACGTGCGGTACCATCATTTGGATCGCGCAAGGCCCACTCACTATCATTTTCAACAGCCCGCATAAATTCATCTGTGATATTGACAGCATGATGCAGATTAAGACACTTACGATTTACGTCACCAGTAGGTACACGAATGGTGAGAAATTCCATGATATCAGGATGCGACACGTCAAGATAAGCGGCATAAGAACCCTTGCGCGTCTTACCCTGACGATATGCTGTCATATCAGAGTCGACCGTATGCAGAAATGGAATTGGGCCGGGCGCGACATCAGAAACAGAGCGTACAGATGACCAGTGACCACCCACGCCCCCACCCTTGACAGAGAGCCAGCGTAGCTCGGCTGTGTGATCAATCAGACCCTTTAGAGTATCAGGCACATATGTCAGAAAGCACGAAATAGGAAGTGCCTTGACTCGTTCACCTGGTAGTGTTGCATTTGACAGCACTGGCGAAGAATACATGAACCACCCATTTGAGGCTGCATCATATAACCTTTGAGCAAGTTCCATATCACCATCAGAGAATGCAACCGCCGCGCGAGCGAAAGACTTCTGCGGTGTATCTTCATTCTTGCGACAATAATAGTCACGTAGCAGGGTGAGAGAAAACTCTGAAAGTAATGCGTCACGGGAAGTGTCAATAGACACACCCAGGTGGTCAAGCAGCATATGTGCCTCCGATCGTTAAATTATATGTTGATAATATTAGGGAAAATTCTAACAATTTCCCTGGCACATCCCAATGCAACTTCGCGATGTTC